TCCGTAATCAATAATTTTGAAAATTCTTCCAAACGTTGGTACCTTATAGTAAATTCCTTCGTAGCAATAATAAAGAAACTTCTTTTCTGTTTCAATATACATTACATTATTCGTATGTAAATCATTATGCGTAAAAGAAAATGTCTTTTGTAAAGTAATGAGTATCATAATAATTTGCATGAATGCAGAAAACCATTGCTCTTCCGTTAATTCATCTTGGATAATTAAATCATCTAATGTACTAGAACAATTCTCCATACAAATAACTTGAACTGGAAAATGAGGAAAAACGACATTTATCTTTTCTTCAACTAAATCTTCATCCTCTTCTTCATCCCCCTCTTCGTCCTCAATTATTGTTTCATAATCATCCTCTTCTTGATTTATATCTTCACTATGATCATCATTTTCTTCTTGTATTTCTTTTTCATCAAAAGAACAAAATTCATTCTCAGTCTCACTATCTGTATGAGAAGTTCTCGAAGAACAAGATGAATGCGATTTTAAAGTAGTAATTTTATCATTTGTCGTTATATTTAGATCATTATAAAAATCAGTATCATATTCTATGATATTTTCATCGAAAAATTCAGAAGAAGATTTATCTTCTAATAGTTCCATTTCTAACATTTCATCGACCAACATTTCATCAACCAACATTTCATCAACCAATATCTCTAGGTTGGAACCAAAGTCTGTATCTTCTATTTTAATTTTCGATTTTTTTATTTGACTACGATTATCTTCCTCACTTTCATCTTCTAATAAATGTTCATATTCATCGATTTGAAATAAAATGTTTTTATTTTTAATGAAAAAATCAGACTGAACCAAATATTCTAAATCATCCACCACATTTAATTGATAATTATTTTTGATCGAGAGAAAAGTACCGTAAAAATCCACTCCATGTATAAAGTTATAATTATGTATCAAAATGCTATTTAAATAAAGAAAAAAACTATCTATATAGGCAGCATTATTTACATTCATTATTTTTTTCATAGTGTTTTCTTCCGTCGATTGTAAATTTGGTAAAGAAAATAGCCTTTCATCTTTTAAATCATATTTGCCGATTAGATATTTAAATGGGTCTAATAAAGGCGCCAATTTAAAAAAAACTTCTCTTACTTCTTTGTTATTTTTATTTCCGTGATTTGTATCGTTTTCCTCTTCTCCTGTCTTTTCTAAAAAACATTCATAAATATTTTCTTCTTTTTTCCTTTTTAAATCGGAAAGATACCAAGGATGGTTCAAATTAATATGGTTGTAGTTTTTTTCGTTTAAATTAAAAAAACGATTATAAATTGGAATATAATTTTGTGTTTTAGAGAGAAAAAAATAGTCCTTATTTTCTAAACTTTTGAAAAGTTTCTGGTTTTTTCTTTTTTGATAATTAATATTTATCATTAATATTTACAAAATATATAAATTTAAATGATTTTTAACGATTGTAATTGGACTTTTACAGTTTTCTTTGTTACATTATGAAAATTTATAATTCGTATTAATAAGACGTTTCTTTTTCTTTCTTGAATATAGAAATCATACATAGAATGACTTTAGAACTGAAAAAATTTGACATGAAAAATATTAGTTTCAAGGCAAATGAAGCAAAAGGTCCAGTAGTTGTATTAATTGGACGTCGTGACACTGGTAAAAGTTTTTTAGTACGTGATCTTCTTTATTATCATCAGGATATACCGATTGGTACGGTTATTTCTGGTACAGAAGAAGGGAATGGATTTTATAATAAAATGGTTCCGAAACTATTTATTCATAATGAGTATAATACCGCGATTATTGAAAATATATTAAAACGGCAACGTTCGGTATTAAAACAAATTAAAAAGGAAATGGAAACTTATAAGCGTTCTACGATTGACGGACGTGCTTTTGTTATTTTAGATGATTGTTTATATGATGCGACATGGACACGAGATAAGATGATGCGGCTTCTTTTTATGAATGGAAGACACTGGAAGATAATGTTAATCATTACCATGCAATATCCATTGGGAGTACCTCCGACGTTAAGAACCAACATTGATTACGTATTTATTTTGAGAGAACCTTATATTGCAAATCGAAAGCGTATTTATGATAATTATGCAGGAATGTTTCCTACTTTTGAATCTTTCTGTCAAGTTATGGATCAGTGTACAGAGAATTATGAGTGTTTGGTGATTAATAATAACGCAAAGTCGAATAAATTACAAGACCAAGTTTTCTGGTACAAAGCAGAAGCACATAATGATTTCCGTCTTGGCTCCAAAGAATTCTGGGAACTGTCGAAAGGTATGAATAGTGACGACGAAGACGAAAAATATGATCCTGGGAGTGTGAAAAAAAGGGGTCAAGGACAAAAAATCAGTGTCAAAAAGACGACTAAATGGTGAGTAGTTAGATAGCATAATAAGTAACAAATAAATTTAATATTTTTTGCAAAGGGTATCGGTTATGTTGATACCCTTTCGATTTTTTGGACAAAGGGTGTGAGTAAAATGCACACCCTTTCGATTTTTTGGACAAAGGGTGTGAGTAAAATGCACACCCTTTCGATTTTTTGGACAAAGGGTGTGAGTAAGATTAATATTATTCAATAAAAACAATTTAAAGACAAAGGATGTGATAAAGTATAATCACTACCTATGGAAGTTGTAAAACAATTTACGTCCAATGACCTTCACACAGAAATAAATATTAAGGGAACTTATGAAAAACCATTATTTCGTGCAAGTGATATTGCATTAATATTAGATATAAAATCTATGAATAAGATAATACAGAATTTCAATGAAACAGAAAAAACACATATTTTTTTATCAACAATAGGAGGCGAACAAGTAATTAATTTTCTTACTGTAAAAGGATTATATAAATTACTTTTTCGTTCAAAAAAGCCCATTGCAGAAAAATTTCAAAATTGGGTTTGTGAAGTTGTAGAAGAAATAAGGTTGAATGGAAAATATGAACTTGAGAAACAACTTCAAGAAAAAAATAAAGAATTGGAAGAAAAAGAAAACGAAAAAAAGGAATTGGAAGTAAAACTTATGGAAGAAAAACAAAAAAAGAAATCGTTGAGTGTTCCTAGTATTTATATTTACAATACCGATGTTCAATGTCATCCTCCAGAATTAAAAATAGGTATTTCCAACGATTATATTAAACGGATCCAACCTTATAAACAAATCTGTAAAAATGGAAAATTAGAATTAGTTATTGAATTATTCGATGTCAATATGAAAAGTCTAGAATATCATATTCATAGTTTACTTTCCATACATCGTGTAAAAGACGAAGTATTCAAAATGGATGTCGAAGAAGCCAAACTGATTATTTTGGATGTAGTTGATTTACTGAAAACTTGTCAAATCCTTGACCCAGTTGAGAGACAATTAAAAATTAAAAAACGATTTGAAACTACAACTGAACAAAGAGAAGCGAGAGAAAAAAAAATATCTCAAAATACCATTTCTACACAAACAGAATATGACACTGAAGTATTTTTATCAACACCTCTTATACAAAAAGATACGGAATTGAAAAATAAATTTAAAGAATTCATACAAACACATTGTATTGTTCGTGAAGACGTAGAAGTATCCACTAAAAAAATAATAGGTCAATATCGTTTATGGAGTAAGAACGATAAAAAAGAAATTACTACTGCGTTCAAAGATTATTTAGACCGAAAATTCAAGTATACAAGATTAAATACACAAAATCAAAATCAGGTTGTCAACGGTTATCAAGGAATTTGTTTGAAAGAAATCGTGTATGACAAAAATGTTTTATCAAGTGATGCTCAAACTTTTTTATTTGAAAAATGTATTTTTTCGCCAGATAAAACGGTTTTATATAAAGATTTAGTGGAAGAATACCTTTTATGGAAAAAAAATGTTTCAAAAGAAGAAACCAAAAATGAAGCGAATGAAATTCGCGAATACTTAAAAAATTGTGATTATGTTTTTTATAGTACGGTTTGGTCACTTAAGGGTGGAGGACAAGGATATTATGGAATAGGTTTAAAAACTGAAGAAACCAATTATAAAAAGACTTCTTCTACTGGAAAACAAGTAGAAAAAAGAAAAATAAATACGAATGAATTGTTGGGAATGTGGGAAACCATTGCCAAAGCAGCAACAGTCGAATGCATTTCAGCGGCTAAAATGAGTTTAAGTATTCGAAACAAAAGAGTTTTCAATAATGATTACTACTTCAACTTTTTAGAAAAAAATGGATTAAAAAACTCTCTTGAAAATGATAATAAATAAAATGTATTGTTTAAATAAATATAAATATAAAAATATGTAAACCATCATATTTTTATACTCGTAAAAATACTGCCCAGACGGCTAGGAAAGTGAGGATGAATATCACCGTTCCTCCAAAAAAAACTGCCCCGAAGGGCTTTGGTAACACCTTTCCCAAAGGTGTTGTGTTATTCATCCTCATTTCTCTCCAAAAAATACTGGTAGATATCTTTTACTAATTGTTCAGGAATTTCATTTGTAGGTATCAAAATACCTTTTTTGTCCTTCGTAATATGTACTGTTGGTTGATAATTATGTTCCACTAATATTTTCCATCGTTCCGTATATTTTCTGTTTTTTTTACTACCATGAAAATAATGACGAATTAGTCCAGGCACATATCCAAACCGTAAAGTAGATATATTTTTTTGAAAATCGAGAATTGTTTTTTTATAATCTTCACTATTATTGGAATTGACGGAAACTTCTCCTTTATTTAATAAAGACATTAACATAATAAAATCACCTGATCCTAAAATACCTAATTCATATAATCCACCTATTTTTTCATAAGCTCTACGTGTGATTGCCCATGCGTAACCCGGATGCCAATAGTCATTCCCAGATGAATAATATTTACTACCTTTTGAATATTGATAACCAGCACAACTTCTCATATTCATTGTTTGTTCTTTGGCATTCATATCTAAACTATGACTAAATAACTGAATAATATCTTTGGAACCATTTAAAATTTTTAAAGCATCCGTAGCCCAGGTAACACTTTCAAATTCAATATCTGCATCAATCCAAGCAAAAGCTTTATAGTCAGAAGGAAGTAAATATTTCACTCCTAAATTAATCATATTTTCTTTATGCCAAAGAGGAACTTCGGTTCTTATTTGTAGGTGTCTTGGATTATTTTTTTCCGTTATATGATAATCTTGATTATCATAAGCCAATTCGACAATATACAAAAGAACATTTGTTTCTTCCATTTCGATACGTTTTACAAATTCTTTTAATAAAATATATCTTTTAGCAAACAAACAAGGATTGGATAATACTAAAATAACATGTAATTTATCCTCGATTGGATGATTATTTTTGATGGCTAGTTTAATATCATTTGGTTTATAAACAATATGATCAATTTCTATTCCGTTAATAATTGTCATTCTTTAAAGTATATATTTGTATTTATATATTTATATTTGTATTTATACTTATAAATACTTTTAAAATACTTTGTTTATTTATTTATATATAAATTAAATTTATAGATACATATATAATGATCAAGACCATTTTTATTCTTTGGTTTCAGGGATTTGATAATTCGCCAGATATCGTTAAAAAATGTGTCAAATCTTGGAAATATTATAATCCTGATTGGGAAATCATTTTACTAAATAATCATAATTTGAATAAATATATCAATTTAGACGACTATCTTGATATTTCTAAAAAAAAGATTGAAAAATGTCATTTGTCCGATCTTATTCGGGTTATGTTACTTAAAAAATATGGAGGTTTATGGGTTGATGCTACCACATTCTGTAATCAATCATTAAATGACTGGTTACCGAATTATATCAATGAAGGATTTTTTGCTTTTGACAAACCTGGACCTGATCGGCTAATTAGCAATTGGTTTCTCTATTCTGAAAAAGATCATTATATAATTACAGAATGGTCAAATTCAACTTTACAATATTATAAAATAAATGATAAAGCACATACTTATTTTATTCATCATTATTTATTTGGTGATTTGTATAATTCGGACTCTCAATTTAAAGAAATATGGAATAAAGTTCCTAAATTATCAGCAAATGGATACGGACCCCATTATTTACAAGAAAAAGGATTATTTAATTCTCTTACACCTCAAATAAAAAAAGAAATTGATGCTAAAACAACACCACTTTATAAACTCAGTCACAAATGTAGATTTCAAGAATATAATGAAACAAAAAACATCTATTATCTTTATTCTACCATAGACCTTTAGTTAACTCACATGTTTTGAAAATGATTATTTAAATGTATATGATAGAATAAAGATCGTAATTAAATCATTCAATTTAGACCAACTATTTTATTCATCCTTCTTTTTTGTAACAAATGGTCCACTTACCAATTGACTTTGTCCATAATCTGATTTTCCAGTAATAATATTATCACCCTCAAATAATTCTGCACGAATATCCGCAGTAGAAATCTCATCATTCGTTGTATCTTTACTAAAGGTATGATCATTTGAATTGGATAAATTGTTAATACCAACTAAATTTCCTTGTTCGTCAATTGTTTGGGTTAAAACGTTTCCACTTTTCTCGGCATTTTGAATATTTTCCTCAATCGCTTTTTGTCTTGTTTCTTTCAAACGTTTTTCAAATTCCATCTTGGCATTCATTTCGTTTTTCGTTTTTTCATGCATTAGTTGATTTAATTCTTCTTCCATATATTCTACATTTCCAGTTTTATATGGCTCCGGATCCCAAGGAAGCCATAGTCCAACTTCTCCAACAAAAATATTATGATTTGGATCTAATTCACGTAACATTTTACAACGAAGATCCGCCTCTTCTTTCGTAGGATAACTACCTCGTACTTTAAGCCCACGTATACTTGTTTGAAAATGATGTTTTAGACTAAAATTCTTTTCTAATTCTTCTTCATTCGTATCTAAAAAGTTTTTGTAATCATCTTCTAAACAAGAACTGATAATATTCTCTTTTTCTTCATCTATAAAACCTTTGAAATCATTTATTACATCATCGAATTTCAACTTGTATTTATAGGAAATAAAATTCAAAAATTGATGGAATTTTTCCATTGATTTATTCATATCCCATTTCTTTAGGAATTGTTCAAAGAAATACAATTCTTTTTGTTTTAATATATTTTCTGGAGAAACAAAAGAAATACATACAAATTTTTGTCCTGCAATTGGTTTATCTTCTTCTAAAATATCTACATATTTTGAATTCGGAATACCATTTTTATCTGTTTTTTTCTCACAAGAATTTGTGGTTGATTTGTTCGTTTTTACCTTATTCATTTTATCTAATTTAGAGTGTTTCTTTTAAGTATTTATTATCATTAATATTATTCTTGTGAAATACATTTTTTTTCTTTGGTTTTATTATAAATGAACGGATTAGTTAACTTGAGTGAATTAATTAAAAGAATTATCAAGTATTTAGTAGAAGGTTTAATGGTTGCCATCGCCGCCTTTGCGATCCCTAAAAGATCTTTAAATATGGAAGAAATTGTTCTTATTGCTCTTACCGCTGCCGCAACTTTTAGTATTTTAGATACTTATATTCCATCCATGGGAATGAGTGCACGCACAGGTACAGGCTTTGGTATTGGGGCAAATTTAGTTCACTGGCCCGGGGGATTTTAATCAAACGCTGGATTTTAATCAAACGTAAACGTAAACGTAACCATAATCATACCCATTTATTTTTAAGTATTTTTATTTAATACTTAAATATAATTCGTATACTATTAATAATGCGTTACAATAAAGATTGTTTAGAAAATTATTGTCAAGAAAATAATATTTTATTGATAACTGATTATACAAAAAATAATATAAATCGAGAAAGTTGTCTGGAAGGAAATTGTAAAAGTGACAATTGTATTTATACATTTCAGAAATCCTTTCGACAACTGGTAAAAATAGGACCTTATTGCGGAGATTGTTCTATAAAAAGAGGAAATGAAAAAATCAGAGAACAAAAATGTAAATATGATTTAAAAATGTTACTCGAATTCTGTGAAGAAAATAAAATTATTCTTACGGAAGACTATTCTTCTATTTTTGTAAATCGAGATACAATTATCAAAGGAAAATGTAAAACGGAAGATTGTAATCATATATTTGTAAAGTCTTTTCGAATGCTATTGAAGTTAAAAGATTATTGTTCGGAATGTTGTAAAGAAATAGGAAAGGAAAAGATCAAAAATACCAATATAGAAAAATATGGTTGTGAAAATGTGATGCAAAATAAAGAAATACAAGAAAAATTAACAAGTTCTATCATTGAAAAATATGGAGTTTCTCATATTTCCAAATTAGATAGAATTAAAAATCAAAAAAAGGAAAAAAGTCTTGAAAAATATGGTGTAGAATATCCACTTCAATGTCCAAAAGTAAGAGAACAAATTAAAGAAACAAATATTAAAAAATACGGCTGTGAAAATGCGATGCAAAATAAAGAAATATTAGAAAAAACTCAAAATACAGTAAATGAAAAATTTGGGACAAAAAATGTATTTCAAGTACCCTATATAAAACAAAAAATTATTGAA